GTGGAAATGGCGAACAAAATCCGTGGATTCACAGAACAATGGCCTTCGTGGGTTGGTGTAAGTTTTTCACCTGATAAAAACGCCGCAAGACACTTTAAATTATCTAATGGTTGTGAGGTTAAGGCGGTTGCAACATCAAAAGATGCACTTCGTGGTTATACTCCAACTATGTTGATATTTGACGAAGCTGCATATATTGAAGCCGATGGTGATTTCTGGGCTGCTTGTATGGCTTCGTTGTCTACGGGTGGTAAAGTTGTTGTTGTATCAACACCAAACGGATACGACCCAATTTATTACGAAATTTACGAACAAGCCAATCGTGGAATGAATGATTTCAAGATTACCGAAATGTTTTGGTATCGTGACCCTCGTTACACTAAAGATTTGTATTTGGTTAAAACAGATGAAATTATTCATTTTTTATTAAACCGTGAAGAATATACTTCAGATAGGATTATTGATTTTTCAGGTCGTGACCCCTACGAAAGAAACTATGATGAGTTAAAGGCTTATTTTGAATTGGGATACAAACCATGTTCATCTTGGTTTGAGGCAATGGTAAAAAAACTTAAGTACGACAAACGTAAAGTTTCTCAGGAATTGGAATGTAATTTCTTGGGTTCGGGTGATAACGTATTTGATGCAAATTTAATTAAGAACATTACTGATAATATGATTAAAGAACCCATGAATAAAATGATGGGTGGTGGACTTTGGATTTGGAAAGAACCTGAACTTAATCATAGATATATTATGGGTGTTGACGTATCTCGTGGAGACTCAGAAGATTACTCAACATTCCAAATTTATGATTTTGATGAAAGGGAACAAGTTGCCGAATATGTTGGAAAACTTCCTCCTGATGTATTGGCGGAAATTGCTTACAAATGGGGTAATATGTACAACTGTTTTATAGTAATTGATATCACGGGTGGTATGGGGGTTGCAACCGCAAGAAAACTCCAAGAATTAGGATATAAAGATTTATATGTTGATGGTGTTGATTTTGGTAACAGATGGAAATTTGACCCAAAGGCTGCTGATAAAATACCTGGTATTAACTTTAACAACAAAAGGGTTCAAATTATTGCCGCTCTTGAAGAAAGTTTAAGACACGGATTAAAAGTTCATTCATCAAGATTGTTGAATGAAATGAATACGTTTGTTTATATTAATGGAAGACCTGACCACATGAAAGGACAACATGATGATTTAATCATGTCTTTGGCTATGGCTGTATATGTGTCAGATTCATCATTTTCACAACTTACTAAGGTTACAGAACAAGCAAAAACTATGTTGGAGTCTTGGCAGGTTACTTCTTATGACCCACCAAAAGAACAATACTTTAATCCTGCAATGCCAAATACAAATCATAAGTCAAACATTGCATATCAGAATCAACCAACACAAAAGGATTATCAAGACTATTTATGGTTATTCGGCGGAATGAAGCGTTGATATATATTAGTATTGATTTAAATTTTAACTATGGAAGAAAAGAACCTGACGATATGGCAAAGATTGTCCCAACAACTTGGACCAAATTCCCTTTTGGGTCAAGATATTCCCACTTATAAGTTTGATAAGAAAGAATTATTAAGAACTACGGATAAAGCCGAATACGAAAAAGAAAAATTACAAGCTCGTCAAACTTATTATATTTCAAGTCAATGGGCTAAAATTGAAAATAATTTATATTCTCAAGCAATTTATTATCAACCAACAAGATTGGCCTCATACTACGATTATGAGTCAATGGAGTATACTCCTGAAATTTCTGCGGCTTTGGATACATATGCCGAAGAATCTACAACGGTTGATGAAAATGGATACATGTTACAAATATACTCTGATTCACCAAGAATTAAGGCTGTATTAGGAGATTTATTTAATAACGCATTGGATATTAATACAAACTTACCAATGTGGACACGTAACACCGCAAAATATGGTGATAACTTTGTTTTCTTAAAGTTGGACCCTGAAAAAGGTATAGTTGGTTGTTTACAACTACCAAACATTGAAATTGAACGTATTGAAGTTGGTATGAAAGGTAGAGCAACATCTGGTATGGGTGGTGCGGTAGCTTCTAATAGTGATGCTAAAAGTTTAACATTTACTTGGAAGAACAAAAATTTGGAATTTAACACATGGGAAATGGCTCACTTTAGATTATTGGGTGATGACAGAAAACTTCCTTATGGTACCGCAATGTTAGAAAAAGCAAGACGTATTTGGAAACAATTAATTCTTGCTGAAGATGCGATGTTGGTTTATAGAACATCAAGAGCACCTGAAAGACGTGTATTTAAAGTGTTTGTTGGTAACATGGATGATGCTGATATTCAACCATACGTACAAAGATTTGCACAACAATTTAAGAAAGACCAAATCACTGACCCACAAACAGGAAACGTAGATATGAGGTTTAACCAAATGGCTGTTGACCAAGATTTCTTTATACCTGTAAGAGACCCGGCAGCTCCAAACCCAATTGAAACTTTACCAGGGGCTACAAACTTATCAGAAATTGCCGATATTGAATACATCCAAAAGAAACTTTTAACAGCATTAAGAATACCAAAAGCGTTCTTAGGTTTTGAAGAAGTTGTTGGTGATGGTAGAAACTTATCATTACAGGATATTCGTTTTGCTCGTACAATCAATAGAATTCAAAAATCTATGGTTGCCGAACTTAACAAAATTGCAATCATTCATTTATTCTTATTAGGATTTGAAGATGAATTAAATTCATTCCAATTAAGTTTGACTAACCCATCTAAACAAGCTGACTTGTTAACAATAGATGTTTGGAAAGAAAAAATGTTGTTATACAAAGACGCTGTTGCACCTATTGAAGGTATTGCACCAACATCTCAAACTTGGGCTAAGAAACATATTCTTGGATTCTCTGATGAGGATATTAAACTTGACTTACAACAACAAAGAGTTGAGAAAGCAGTTGCAACTGAAATTGCTAATACACCTAACGTAATAACAAGAACAGGATTGTTTGACAATGTTGACAAGTTGTATGGTAATAATGGAGCAACAACAGGAACTACAGAAACACCACCTGCAGAAGGAGGTGATATGGGTGGATTTGGTGCTGACTTAGGTGGAGAACCACCAGCAGGAGGTGAAGTACCACCGGCAGGAGGTGAAACTGCGGTTACACCTGAATCAGTTAAAAAGAATATGAACATCATTTTAGAACGTGATAATTTGTATGGTGTTGATGAGGTTGATTTAGAACGAGGAAAACGTTCATTAGGACTTATTGAAGAACAATTAGGAAAACTATTAGATTGATATATTTATTAATATGAAATTTGGACAATTACTTAGCAAGATAGAAGGATTAATGATTAATTCTTATGTGAATGAAACAACAAAAATAGAGTTAAAAAACTTTAAAAGTTTGGTGTTGGAGAATAAAAATGCCAGTACAATGTTTTACATCTACACTGAATTGTCCAAGAAAAAAGGTTATGATAAGACATTATCTGAAGCTTACATCAACGAATCTTTAAGACAAGTTGAAAAAATTATTCCAAAATTAAAAACTCAAAAAATTGAATATTGGGTTAAAGATGTTGTAAGTGAAAACAACTATAAAGATATTGATAATTTGATTTACAATACTCCTGATAAGATTATGGAGAATATTGAAAGCAGAAAAAATTTGATAAAAACTTTAAGTGAAAGTACTGAAGTTAAAACTACAATACAATTACCAATAGAAACTTTGATGAATATTGCCAATAGAGAAATAAGTTCTTATATTGAAAATTTAGATGAAGATTCTAAAAGAGATTTATCTAAAGTATTAATGACTGAAGATGTGGAATTATCAAAAGAGTTTGAAGATTTAAAAGTAAAAACAATTCACTCTTTAAGTGGTATTAATGAATCTATGGATGATATCACAACAAAAAAATTGCAGGAAACTATTAACCAAATTAAAGGTGAAGAGTTTTCTAAAATCAATTATGTAAGATTATACAATTTGTATAATAACATTAATTAATCTTTAGGTTTTTGAGATTCAACGTATTGAGCTTTTAATTTCTGAGCTCTACGTGTAACAGATGGTTTTTCATACTGAAGTCTTTCTCTCAACTTTTCATTTTGCTTGGTTTTAATTACCTTTCCTTTTAATTGTTTCAAGGCTTTTTCCAATGGAGTCTTTTCGTCTATTTTTACTTTTAACATATTATAGTAAATAATACAAAATTGGTAAAAATTTGACAATAGAATAAAATTAGATTATTTTTTTTCAAACAATAAACAATTTATACACATGATTATTAATGAAAAAAGGGAAAACATCACGAATTGTAGGATTCAACAATTCAAAAGTGAGTTATGGAACGGTTGATTCCAAAAATTTTAAATCAGTTTATCTTAATCTACAAAGTTGGGTTTCACCAAAACAAAGTTATGACAATTGGGAAAGAATAGTATCAAATTTTAGTAGACAAATAAAACACACAATATTTGAAATATTAGACCCCACATTTTTTAAAGACAATTATATTGTTGATTTGGATTTAAGGACTAGCGGAATTGTTTATGGTAAGAAAAGTTTTATGAATTTGGAAATTACCTTATTCTTATCACAAGAAGTGGATTTCAAAGATACAATTCTTAAAGATAAATTAAAAAGAATTGCCAAAGAAATTTATATTGAAAACTTTAAAAAGAACGAGTATTTTGATTTTACACTATCTAAAAAGAGCAAAGAAGAAACATCTTAATATTTATTACTAAAACATACGTATGAAAATATTAGGACCTACCGACACAGGTAAAGGAATATTGATTGAAATGGATGCAGGATATGTGTCACCATCTCATGAATTTAACAAAAAGATGCTTGAAGAAAATCACAAGAATTTCTTGGATTATTCAAAACCTTTTGAATTCTATGCCGTACTTCAAAAATACAACACACCAAACCGTAATGGTAGAGTGTACCCTGAAAGAATCTTAAAACGTGAATCTGACAATTATAAAAAGATGATTGAAAAAGGAACATCTCTTTCAGAATTAAATCACCCTGAATCATCATTAATTGACCTTGACCGTGTGTCTCACATCATTAAT